TTATGCTCTTCGTTCCCGTCATGGGTCTCTGGACAAGTTCTATCGGTATTGTTGGACTCGCTCTTAATCTACGTGCTTATGACTTTGTATCTCAAGAGATTCGTGCAGCAGAAGACCCAGAGTTTGAGACTTTCTATACCAAGAATATTCTCTTGAACGAAGGACTACGTGCATGGTTGGCACCAGTTGATCAACCACATGAGAACTTTATCTTCCCAGAAGAAGTATTACCAAGAGGTAACGCATTGTGATTCAATCTCTAGGATTCTTATTACTTCGTTTAGCGATAGGTACTATGCTTATCCATCATGGATATGAGAAACTAGAAAACATTGAAAACTTTGCGGATGCATTTGTAAGACCCTTACATCTTCCATTTCCAATCTTCTCCTCATATATCGCAGCATTCTCTGAGATTGTGGGGAGTTGGTTAGTTATCTTTGGACTCGGCACTCGTCTGGGTGCCTTGGCAATCCTAGGTACAATATCATTCGCAATTTATCATGCTCTAGTTACATCTGGATTTAACATCTACTTGCTAGAACTTCTAGTTCTTTACTGGGGAGCTGCAGCATGTATCGTTCTCAATGGTGGGGGTAATTTCTCACTAGATTACCTCATAAAACGGAGACTCACAAATGATTAAATCACTATTCAGTCTTATGTTCGCTGCATTGATGTGGGTTCAAGTTCCACAGTGGAGTGATGATTGGTCTAAGTGTTCAGTAGATGTACCAGACACAGCATGTCATTGGTACATCACTGCACCCGATAGCACCATGGGTGAAGGATTCAGTTGGGCTAATGCCCCCTGGTTCAGTGTCGAAGGTCTCCGTGATATTGGAGAACTTCATAATACAATGGCATCAATTCAAACTGCAAGCGAAGCATGAACCATTATCTAGTTTTTGTATATGGTGTATGCTTTGCTCTTATTGGGGGTGCTGCATTCGCAATGATGTGGGCAAATATCATGTCAATTGATATGAAACCCAAACCAGTTCGACAAAAACATCCTGAAGCACCTGAACCAGGTGAAGAGGTGATGTATGTTGATTTGACAAGAGAAAAATTGGAAGACCTTTACAAAGAAAACAAATAATGATATATAAAGGGCGTATCAGTCGCCCTTTTTTAATGAAAATTTTTCTAGATACAGCAGATACTAAGGTCATCAAAGAGTATTTTGAGACAGGGTTAGTAGATGGTGTAACAACCAATCCTACTCTTATTATGAAGAGCGGTAGAAATCCAGAAGATGTATATCAGGAGATTAAAGATATTGGAGTTAAAGATATCAGCATGGAAGTTGTTGGTAACTTTGTTGACATGTATATGGAAGGATCAAGACTTTCCCAAAAGTTTGGTAATGTATGTACGGTTAAAGTTCCTTGTACCCGTGAGGGTTTGAAGGTCTGTAAGGCACTATCTGATGAAGGCATTAAGGTTAACGTCACACTAATCTTCTGTGCCGCTCAAGCAGTCTTAGCAGCAAAGGCAGGGGCAACATATGTCTCTCCCTTTGTGGGACGCTTAGATGACCAGTCAGTGGCAGGTCTTGAGGTTGTCAGGTCCATCTCTGAGTTGTATCGTATTCATGGTATTAGGACTCAGGTTCTTTCAGCATCTATCCGTAACGTGCAAAGAGCTATCCGTTCGTGGTATAATGGTGCTAGCATTTGTACTATGCCACCTAAGGTATTTGATCAAATGTATGATCACATTCTCACAGACAAAGGTTTGGAAATTTTTGATAACGATTGGAAACAGGTACAACAATGACATTTATAGTATATTCAAAGGATGGTTGCCCCTATTGCACCAAAGTAGAACATCTGTTACAGTTAGCAGAACTCAACTATGTCATATATAAACTTAACAGGGATTACACTCGCGAAGAGTTTTATGATAAGTTTGGAAATGGTTCAACCTTTCCAAGAGTTGTAAAAGACGATACACTTATCGGCGGTTGCACTGAAACTGTACAGTATCTGCGGGAGCAAAAATTAGTTTAATGGAACATAACCTCATAGACATCTACGATCTTGTTGAACACGCAATTGATAATGCCTTTGAGGGTCAAATGAACTTAAAGTTTTACAATTATCTTAGAGAAAGTAAAACTAAAAAACATGAAATTGATTTATTTATTGAAAGCACCACAGCTGCAGAGATTAGCGATCTTACACTTGACCTTGATGAGTATATTAAAGGTGGTGTTGACAGTGATCACAAACAACTTCGCGAAGGTTATGGTCACATTCCTAAACCCCAAGCAAGAAAAATTAAAATTTATTTGTATAGTATCTTAGAAGATGCCTGGAGGTACAGCCGTGACCGAAAACCTGGACGAAGGAAAAAGCAATCTAAATAATGACGAAACCCACATCAATCGTGGGGTTGAGTTACTATTGCGTAATAGGAGGAGTAAACCAGAACCACCAAAAACTTTTCAGTTAAAGTTTGGTAAGATGGTCGCTCTGTTTAGAAGAGAGATTGTATTACACCTGAACTTCTATCTGGATATCAGAAAGAAATAATCTCTGGAGTAAAAAAATGTTAGCAGTAGCACTTACAATTGGAACTCTTGTTTCAATTATGTTCTTTTTTGTAGGAGGTGTGGTAGGATGGTTAGCAAAGGATCACGTATACCAAACTCAACCCGTTTATATGCATCCAGAGATGTTTGATGAAAACGGAAATGTATTACCTGATGAAATTTTAGCAGTACGATTTGAAAACGATTATGAGCCCGACGAAGACCATGAAGACGACTAAGAAAGAAGTTCTTCCACAAAACCCGTTTATATTTGAAGTTCTGGAACTTGCAAGTAAGCAAAGATCTAAAGCAAAAAAGGTAGAAGTTCTGCAAGAATATGAGCACAATGCTCTTAAGGCAATCTTCATCTGGAACTTTGATGATACTGTTATCTCAATGGTTCCTGAAGGAGAAGTTCCATACGGAGACATTGGAGATCAGACCGTCTATAGTGGAACTTTATCTGACAACTTGGAAAAAGAAATGAGGGGAGACATGGAGTCTGCCACTGGCCAGGATTTGGATGGTAGAGGTAAAACTTCTCTTCGCAGAGAGTGGCAAAATCTTTATCATTATATTAAGGGAGGTAATGATTCTTTAACCAAGACTCGTAGAGAAATGATGTTTATCAACCTACTGAGGGGACTTCACCCAAAGGAATCTCAAGTTCTTTGTTTGGTTAAAGATAAAGTTTTGCAAAATAAATATAAGATAACTAAAGATATTGTTGAAACAGCCTATCCAGATATCCAGTGGGGAGGTCGCGGATGACAGTAGCAATAGAACAGGAAAAAGAGATGACAGAATTTGGACCAGATACTAATGAGGTAAATCCTTCTGATTACAGTTGCCAAATTCTTCTTGAAAAAACCACTCTTGAAGTAGCAGACGATAAATCTTTTCCAAATGATGCCAGATTGATTTGGTATGTTGCCAATGATGTTGAGTACATTGATCTTACTCGTTGTGATAAGGTATCCAAGATGTTTGATATGTACTATGATAAGTATGGAAAAGGTGCAGTAAAGAAAATTGATTTTGGATATGGCACAATGAGTCCAAAACTCTGGGGACAAAAACCAAAGAAAGAAAAGAAAAGAAAATGACTGAAGAAGATCTTAGGGAACAAATTAACTCTCTGATCCGTGAGGAAATCCAAGAAGACATCAATGATTATGTTGACTCAGTAGAAGAAACAAAAAAAACAGGTCTTGGATTTTTTTCCAGTGATGATTCAGATGAATTAAAAATCAAAGTCTCTCAAAAAGAGATTGATAAAATTATAAAAGACTATAAAAAGATGAAAAAAAGTACAAGATCTAATCTTTCGCAGATTAAAAAACTTGGATTAGTTGATAGGCACGGAAATCCCTTAAAATAAATACACTAGTAGGTAAATACGTATGCTTTCTACCCAATATAGGTTGCGACTTGAAGCAATCTGCGAAAAGATAGTTCTTGGTGAGGATGTATCTTTACCAGACATGATCTGGGCAGAGAAGTTAGCAAAGAGTCATACTACTGCTAAAGATTGGTTGCAAAAAGCACGTAGACAATCTGCTCAAGATATTGAAGAGGGTACTATAGATGATTTTATGAATCGGATGGGACTAGGTGATCCCGATCCATCCAACCACAAAAAGGGATTCACTGATGCTGACGATATCAAGAGTTGGTTTCACCAAGACAAACCTGATGATTGGAGACAACGTGATTAAAGATTACATCACAATCACAGCATGGGATAGTCAATTTGAATGTATTCGATATCATTATGTCCATAAGTCTTCTCCTGATCCAGTAAAAGAAGTAAAAAGTTCATTTCCATTCGAGGAAGTATACGAAAATGCAAGCAGTAATTTACAGTAACGGTAGTCAAGAATGTGAAAGAGCTGGTATGCTCTTGAAAAGTATTCATGAAGATTTCCATGAATACTTCTTGAATAAAGATTTTACAAATAATCAATTTCATGCAGAGTTTGGTGACACTGCTGAGTACCCACAGATTGCGATTGGACTTAAGCATCGTGGAGACCTAAAGGAGACCTTGCATTATTTGAATAAGCATAATTACATATGTTCGTGTTGATACGAAGACACTTGACTAAATAAGACATGAGGTCTATAATAA